ATGGCAAGTGGCTGACCTATCAGCAAATTCCCCAGGTGATGAAAGACGCCATGCTTTCGACCGAGGATCGCCGGTTCCGCAGCCACATCGGGGTCGATCCGATCGGGATCCTGCGCAGCTTCTACGTCCGCGCGCGCGAAGGGCACTGGAAGCAGGGCGGCTCGACCGTGACCCAGCAGCTCGCCCGCACCGTGTTCCTCAACAACAGCCGCACTTTCGATCGCAAGATCCGCGAAGCGGTGTTGGCGATGGCGCTGGGCATCGCGGCGCTCACCGCTGGCTGGCATCGGATCTCCGGAGCCCTGGCGAGCGTCGCGCTGGCGCAGCCGATGAACGTGCAGTTCACGAACGCCTCCACGGGCGCGGCCCTGACCGGCGCGACCGTCACGGTCTATCGGTCGATCGACGGCGGCGCGCAAGCGGCGGCCACCGGCACCGTTTCCGAGAAGGGGAACGGGCAATACTCGCTGGCCTTGTCGTCGGCCGACACCAACGGCAATCAGATTTCCTTTCTCTTCGTGGCGACTGGCGCGGTCCTCGAAGAGAAGACGATCACGACGACCACGGCCGACCCAACCGATTCGCAGCGGTTCGGCCTGGCGGCGCTCCCCGCGTCGGGCTCGTTGTCGGTCAAGCCGGCCGTCACCCTGAACCCGGCCGACGTGAGCGGCAACCTGCCTTGTGACGTCCAAACGATCAAGACCCAAGCGGTCACGGCGGCTTCCGGCGTCACCTTTCCGGCTTCGATCGGCACCAGTACCTACGCGGGCGGCGACACGACTGGCACCACAACGCTGCTGGCTCGGGTCTCGGCAAACGTCGCCCTGGCTGGGACCGCCCCAAGCTGGTGGACCGCGCCCGACAACACGACGCTCGGCTACCTGAGCGGCCTGCTCACGGGCGACCACACCCAATTCACGGCCACGGCCCTGGCTCTCGCCCCCTCGGGCGGCGGCGGCCCCTCGGCGGCCACGATCGCGGCGGCGGTGTGGGATGAATCGAAGTCGGCCCATTCGGTCGCGGGTTCGTTCGGGGCCTACCTGGACGTGGCGGTTTCGAGTCGGGTGGCCAGTGCGTCGGCCCCTGGCTGGTACACGGCCCCCCCGGTCACGGGCTTGAAGCTGGCCAGCGACGGGCTGGACTCGGTCGCAATCGAAACCGGGCTCAACGCTCGGCAGGCCCTCTGCCTGATTGCGGCGGCCGAGGCGGGTCTGGTCTCGGGTGCGGACACGAACACTCCAATCTTCAAGGGGGCGGGCGTGGCCACGACTCGGATTTCGGCAACCTGTGACGTAAGCGGAAATCGGACCGCCGTTTCGTTGAACCCGCCGGCCTGACCTGTGGCGTACCGATCGCCTGCCTACTGGGCTGTCTGCTACTTCGCCCCGCCTTACTTCGCATCGGCGGCGGGATCGCCCGTCGCGGGGCCGATCCAGCCTGACTGGCGGTTCGCCACGGTGACGACGTTCGCGGGAGACGTGCCCGACCCTGCCTACTCCCGAGCCGTCCTGAGCTAGACCTGTGCCGATCGATCGCCTGAATTATCGGCAACGGATGTTTGTCGAATACTACCTGGGATCGGCCGGCGGCAACGGCCAGGATGCGGCCGAGATGGCCGGCTACGCAAGCCCCAAGGAGCGGGCGTGCGCGTTACTGAAGCTACCGCATATCAAGGCGAGGATTCAGGAGCGAATCTCGTCGGCGAAACTGACGGCAGAGCAAGTCCTGGCAATCCTGGCCGATCACGCCACGGCCAGTTTGTCTGACTTCGGCAACGTGGTGGACGGGTCGTTTCAGGTAGACCTGGCGAAAGCGAAGAGGTTAGGCCGCCTGCACTGCATCAAGCGAATCCGGCCCGTCAAGGTCCGGGTCGAATGCACCGACTCAACGCCCCGATACGTCGTTGAGCAGGAAATCGAGTTGCACGACGCTCAAGCCGCACTGGAAAAGCTAGGCCGCTATCACGGTCTCTGGAAAGATAAGATCGACCAGTCGATCAAGCAAGAGGTCCGCGTAGTCTATGACACTGACGACCGTCAGTTTGCCCCGGCCGCACCAGGGGCAACGGAAGATCCTGCCCCTGATGCGGAGATTCAACGTTCTCTCGTGCGGGAGGCGGTTCGGCAAGACGAAGCTGGGGATCAACCGCCTGATCCCACCCGCCCTTGAAGGCAAGCCGGTCGGTTGGTTCGCCCCGACTTATAAGTATCTGTCGGAAGTGTGGATTGAATTTGTGAGTCGGTTGCATCCCGTGGCGGCCCGGATCAGTGCCCAGGAAAAGCGGATCGAGTTGTCGACCGGCGGCGTGGTCGAGTTCTGGTCGCTTCGAGACAACCCGGACGCGGGCCGATCGCGGCGATACCAACGGGTCGTGATCGACGAGGCGGCCAAGGTCGCGAACCTGGAGAAAGCGTTTCACGAGTCGATTTACCCCACCCTGACCGATTTCCAGGGTGGGGCGGACTTCTACTCGACTCCCAAGGGCCACGACTTTTTCTGGCGGGCCTACGAGTGGGGGCAATCGTCGGATCGGCCGGACTGGGCCAGTTTCCAGCTACCTACGATCGAGAATCCGTACATCAAGCCCGAGGAGATCGACGCGGCCCGGAATGGCCTGCCCACCCGGGTCTTCGAGCAAGAGTACCTGGCGACGTTTCTGGACGATGGCGGCGGCGTCTTTCAGAACGTGCGAGGCTCGGTAGATCAAGGCCGAACGGCGAACGAACCGCCCCAACCTGGGGTCAGCTACTCGGCTGGGGTGGACCTAGCCCGGATCGAGGATTTCACGGTCATCACCGTGCTCAACGCCTCCGGCCGTCAGGTATTTCATCAGCGGTTCAATCGGATTAGCTGGGAACGGCAGGTGGCTCGAATCGCCGAGGTTGCCAGGCAGTATCGCTGTCCGGTCTACCTGGATTCCACGGGGATTGGTGATCCGGTCCACGAGTCGATCCGCCGGGCGGGTGTCAGCGTTCGGCCCTACACGCTCACGAACGCATCGAAGGAAGCCTTGATCGACGGGCTGGCGATCCGGCTGGAGCATGGCGGCTTGAGGCTGCTCGACAACGCGCAGCAGACGGCCGAATTGCTGGCCTACCAGTACGAGTTGACGGCCTCGCGAAACGTGCGGATGAACGCGCCCGAGGGGATGCACGACGACTGCGTAATCGCCCTGGCCCTTGCGGCCTGGGGGATTCAGCGAACCGAGAAGGTGCGATTCATTGCCTGACGACCACGAAACCAAACAGGTTGAGCGGGAAGGCTGCTTGGAATGCGGCGGGACGGTCCGAGTCCTGGACGACCTGGTTGTCTGCCTGGATTGCAGGGCGTCAGTCCAGATCGGTGAGTATCGCCGGTTCTTCTCGGCGACGGCCGGCTACGAGGGCGGCGATGAGCCTGACTGACCGAATCCTCTGGGCCTTCAAGGGCTTAAAGGACGGATTGACCGGCGAATACACTTCGGCCCGCGTCGATCCTCGCGGGATCCGATCGGCCATTCCCACCGCCTGGGGCTGGCAAAACTGGCTCCCCGGGACCGGGTATAACCCGCCATCCCCGCAAGCCCGGCTCGACTACTATCGGCTCGCGGGCGACCTGAGCACCAACAGCGTCGTGGCGATCTGCCTCGCCTGGATTCGCGACAACTTCCCGCAAGGCAGGCTCCGGGTCGGATCTGAGGTGGACGGCGAGTTCGTGCCGATCGAGGATCATCCGCTCGCCAGCCTGTTCCGGTCTCGGCCGAACCCGGTTTGGACCTGGCGGCAACTCTGGGGGGCCACGTCCGACGCCTACAAGGTGGACGGCAACGCCTACTGGATCAAGGCCCGCGATGATTCCGGGCTGGTCCGGGAATTGTACTGGGTGCCGAACGACTGGATCCGAATCCATACCGACGATTCAGGGTATATTGATAGCTACATCTACACCCCAGGGAGAACGGCGACGGCGGCCTCGCAGTCGATCGGGATCAAGTACGACCCGGTGGACGTGATTCACTTTCGGGACGGGATCGACCCTCGCAACCCTGCAGTGGGGATTTCCCGGCTCAAGCGGGTGATTCGGAACGTCGCGGGCTACAACGCGGGCGAGACCTACACGGCGGCGATCCTGAGAAACTCGGGGATCAGCGGCGTGGTCTTGATCCCGAAGGAGTCGTTGGGCGCGATCCCGGAGGACTCGCCGGACGAGGCCGCGATGTCGGCGGCCCGACGACGAATCCGGGCCCAATCGGTCGGCGAGTCGGCGGGCGACGTGGTGGCCCTGAGCCTGCCCGTCGATGTCGGCAAGATGGGCGAATCGCCAGAATCCATGATGCTCGACAGGATCATGGACCGGCCCGAAGCGATCATCTGTGCGGCGATGGGGGTCAACGCCCTGGTGACTGGGTTGCCAGCGTCGGACGCTTCGCGGACCTACTCCAACCTGGGCGAGGCCAACAAGATGGCCTGGGAAAACAGCATCATCCCAATGCAACAAATGATTGCCGAGACCTTACAAGACGGTCTCTCATGGGAATTTGACCTACCAGAAGGCGCGATCATACGATTCGACAACTCCAAGGTAGAGAGCCTGAGCGAAAACGCGGACGCACGGGCGGCCCGAGCCGAGTCGCTGTTCACCAGCACGCTCTACCCTCGCGGCAAGGCCCTCCAGTCGTGCGGGTTCGACCCGCTCGGCACGCCTGACGACGACCTGTACTACGGCGATCAGACTGAGGTCAGCCGGGCGGCGGCTGTCGAATCGGTCGCGGCCCAGCAGGAAGTGATGGCGGCGACGGCCGACGATTCGGGAGAGGAAGCGGCGGCAAGCGACGACGAGCAGGACGGCGACGAGCCAAAGCGTGGCGCCGCGACTGGACCTGAGTCGAAGACCAGCGAAAAAGGGGCCGCGGCCTGATGCCTGATATCGCCGAAATCAAAGCGATCACGGGCTTGATGGTAAAGCACTCGGCTGCCCGCATAGCCCTGTCGAAGGCGGCGGCGAAATTCGAGGAATCAGCCCACCCTCGTGGTCCAGGCGGCAAGTTCACCAGCAAGGGCGGCAAGGCGGCCCGGTACCAGCGGCGGCGAGACAAGGCGAAGGGCGATCGGCGGCACAAGGCCCTTGAAAGAGTGGTGGACAAGGCCCGAGCCCACCGCGAGATGTTGAAGAAGCAAGGGGCCAGCCAGGAAATCATCAACCGATCCAACGACCACATTCTCGCGGCGATACGGAATGCCGACAGCGCGAGACGGCAAAGAGTTCAGGAGCTACTAGCGGAGCGTCGCGCGAAAGGAAGCATTAAGCCGTCTGACATCGAGACCAGAATCCGCAAAGTTGAAAAGCAGTCAGCCCAGAAACCCGGACCGCGAGACAGAGCGTCTCAACGGGAACTGAGCCACGCTGAGGCGGCGGCGGCCTAAAAGGAACATTACGACGCACTGGTCAAGCGTGGTGCTCCCCAGGCTGAGATCGACAAGGCCAAGAGACTATCAGACGCCACGGCGGAGAACGTCATCCGGGCGAGGCGTCAACGAGCTAAAGAAATCGTCGAGGCCCAGAAACAGAAGCAGGCCAAGAAGGACGCCAGGCAAGCCAAGAAAGACGCCAACCAGGCCAAGAGAAACGCCAGGAAGGACGCCATCCAGGCCAGGAAGGACGCCAGGCAAGCCAAGAGAGATGCCAACCAGGCCGAGAGAGACGCCAAGAGAGACGCCAGACGGGCCAAAAAGGAAGCCAATCAAGCCAAGCACCAGCGGTCCGAACCGGATCAACCGGGGCCGCCCAAAGCAGCCACCGCAACCCACCGGCCACCCACCCCGGCCCCGGACCAGAAACCGCCTCCAGCCAGGGCCAGGATTCCCGAACCCAAAGCGGCGACTGAGCCGCAACCGAAGCTGGACCCCAACGCCCGGGCGAAGCAAATCCTGGCCGACCAGCGGGAAAAGATGCGGAGGGGGGGCCGCAAGATCGACTTGAAGCGTGTGCCGGCCGTCCCGGAAGACGGAACACTTCCCGATCGGGCGAGGAATGCGGGCTCCATCGGGATGGTCCCTACGGACGATATTCAGTTTGACCCCGACCGGTTCCAGTATAAGCTGGAGCGAACGTCGAAGACTGGCAGCGTCGGCAGTTTGGCTGGCGTTACGAAATGGGACAAAGACGTAGCGGGAGTGCTCCTTGTCTGGAAAGACCACGCGGACGGCAAAACCTATGTCGTCAACGGGCATAACCGCCTGGACCTGGCAAAGAAGCTAGGAGTCAAAAACGTCGGCGTCCGCTACCT